AATCTTCTTCTGTTCCTGTATTACCAGCATCTAACCATACTTGATAAGCACTTTTTCCCTCTTGTCCATCTGCTCCTGCAGGGCCTTGTATGTTTCCAACATCTGTCCATGTATTGTTTTCTACACTCCAAACATACATATTACCTTGTATTATATAAGCATCTCCAATATTACCAGTAGGATGTGCTGCTTTTAATTCATCTAATGAGTTAAAAGAACCTAGAATGTTTACACTATTTCCATCAGATCCTTTTAATGCTAATACAACATTCATTTTTTTAGTAACTGTATGTGAAACACCATCTACTGCATAAGTAAATGTAATTGTATATTCATTTGATAGGTTTGTTATTGCTACACTATTTGTTACTGTAAATCTTATGTATGTGTTTGTTTTACTTGTTGTTATACCAGTATTAGAACCACTAATAGAAACATTAGGTATTATTTGTTGTCCTTTATAATATCCATAGAAATAAACATCATAATTCTTTGTTTCAAGTGGTATTTTATTGTTATCAGTTGGAATAGTTAAACTATATTGTGATAAATCTACACTAAAATATTCTAGTGTTTTTTCAATATCGTTTAACTTTTCGTTATTGATAGTGTAATTTTTCTCTACTATATTAACTCTATTAATAACATTATCTAATTTTGAACCTGCACCCATTTGAATACCAGTTAAAGAATTAGTTTCTTTTCCTACTGTAATTTGTGTGTTTTCAGGATGTGCTAAAGGTATTTTAATTGAACTCAATAATAAAACCTCATCAATATTATGAGGTTTACTTTTAATTATTACATATTCACCATAAAAGAAACTTTCAATGCTTTTATCAGTTGCTTGTAAATCAAGTGCAGTTATTTCAAACTCACTTTTAATCATTACACCTTGATTATTTAGCCAATCTTTACCTTTAGTTAATAAATTTGATGCTACTGTTACATCATCCCAAGTTGTTTCACTTACTGGTGCTACTATCCAACCATATTTGTCAAGTGCATCTTGATTTACTAAATAATCTTTACCATCATTTACACTTTCAATAGTTAATCTTGTTTTAGTTCCATCTTCATTTTCAGCTTCTACACCTAATGGAATAACAACCGAATATGTTTGACTTGCATCATTTCTTGCTAAAATATCAATTATATTTTCTCCAAATTCAATTACTTGTGTTGAAGTATCATCAAAATCTTCTAACCAATCAATATATGTTCCATCATCTTCATATCTTTCAATAACATAACCACCAACTAATTCAATACCTCTTTTTTCTAACACTTCCCAAGAACTTAAATAATCTGTCCAACTTCTTGAAATATAATTATTTGGATCTTTTACTGTTACATTACCTAATTTTAATTGTTGTTCTTCTGAAACTTGTGAATTATGATTATCTAAAAGCATTGTTAAAAATTCTAAAGGCGAACCACTAAAGGAATTAGGCCTTACAATACTATCATTTAAATATGCTAATGCACTTTCACATAAGATAGTTTTGTTATTGTATAACCCTTGTTCATCTTCAATAACTCGCCCTCTAAATATTGTTTTTCCGTTCTTTATTACTTCTGTTTTTGATGATTTTTTTTGTATCAAATCAAAATATGGATGATCTGGATAAATTGAAAAAGATAACTTTCCAACTTTACTAACTGTTAAATCAAGTTCAGGATTTTCTAATGTAAGTTCTTCTTGTCTTAAATCATATAAAATATAGTTCTTGTCCAAAATAACTTGATATTTCATAATCTCGCCTCTTGATATTCTACTGTTAAAGTTCCACTTCCAGTAGTAACAGTAATTTCATTTTCACCCTCTACAAATTCAATTCCTAAAATAGTATGTGTTCCAGCACCTAAAGAATAAGAATTACCTTTAAATTCTAAAGTCATAGCAGCACTTAAAGTTAATTTAGGAACTACTGTTTTTCTATCGTTTGTATAAGTGTATGTATTACCTGCACTTACTTCATTTGTTACTATTGTTGGATTTACTTTATATTTATATGGTTCACATTTTGCTTCTATTGTTATATGTGCAACTGTAAAATCATTAGAAAAATCCGCTACTTTACATCTTCCTATATAATAATAATTAGGATCTGTATCATATATGATTTTCATTTTCTTACCATGCAAATAATTAGTTATTTTATCTTTTAAATCAAGCCAATCACTAGGTTTTTGAAACATATCAAAAGAAGGTGATAAAACTCTAGTATTATATTTCACTTCTCCAAAAGCCTCTGTTAAATCTTTTTCTCCATTCGATCCTGGAATTTTAATATAATTTTCATCAACTTCTGCATCTTGATAACCTCTAGATGTCATAAGTAAATCCCAATCTGTTATAGAATGCTTATCACCAAATTTAACACCATTCATTTAATCACCTCTTTCTAATATCCTCTGCTTTTATTAGTAGCAATAACCCCTAATTGTTTATCAATTCTAGGTGCTATTTTACCTACTAAAGTTCTATCATCTAACACAATATCTTGTCCCATATTCTCGACTATTAGAGGCATATATTGTTTCATAAGCCTTGTTAGTTCGCTTATTCCATTTTGATTGCTTGCGTTTTGCACTTTTGTATTTGTAAAATTAGTTAATGCATCAAATACCGCTTCTTTTGTGTTATTATCATTAATAGCAGGATTATATTTTTCAGGTACAACCGCCTCATTTTTATGCAAATGATATAAGCCTTCTTTTTCAATCTTATTTGTACCTGTTGCTAGTTTTGGTATTTGTGGAACTGATAAAGGATTATGTTTAATAAAACCTTTAAATGGCTCTATTCCTGCAACTGATATATTTCTAATCTTGTTTAATAATCCATTAATAGCATTAAAAGGAACTGCTATAACTTTATTAATTCCTCCAATAATTCCATTAACAACTGTTTTAAAAGTTGATGCTATACCTTCTTTTATACCTGAAAAAATTTTGCCTCCTGTTGAAAAGACATTTTTTACTGCTGTCCATGCTTTTGAGAATGTATCTTTAAACCATGAAGTTACTGAACCAAAAGCACTTTTTATTCCATTCCAAATTCCTTTAAAGAAGTTTGCTACTGGTGCAAATACATTTTTTATTCCTGTCCAAGCAGTTGTGAAAATGTTTTTAAACCATTGAACTATTGGTGTAAAGAAATTCTTAATTGGCTTTATTACTTTATCATTAAACCATTGAGCAACTACACCCCATACTGCTTTAATTAGTTCCCAAGTACCTTTAAATAAGCCTACAATTACATTTAAAATACTTTCTATTGTTTTCCAAATACTTGTAAATAATTCAGTAAACCATTGAACCAATGGTGTAAATATTGTTACTATACTATTCCATAATCCTTGAAAAAAACCTACTATTCCATCAATAATACCTTTTAGCCATTCATAAGCGGCTAAAAAACCTGCTTTAATTGCTTCCCAAATGGCTTTTACACCATCTCTAAACCATTCACATTTATTCCATAATAAAGTTATAACTCCTATAATGGCCATAATAGCAACTACAGGCCATCCTAAAGCACTTACAACTGCTCCAATTGCTGCTCCAATTGCTTTTAAAATAGGAAGTCCTTTTGCTAATAAACCACCTATTTTTGCAATAACAGGCATTATTGTACCTACTGCACTTATAACTTTACCTATAACAATTGTTACTGGTGCAAATGCCGCTACAATAGCAGCAACAACTGCTATTATTTTTTGAATTGTTGGGCTTAACTCACTAAATTTTTTCGCTAATTCTGCTATTTTTTCTACTATTGGTGCTATTATTGGTAATAAAGTTTCTCCTAATGAAGCAAATGCAGTTTGAATAGATCTTAATGCTTCTTGTGCTTTTGCAGATGTTCCACCATACATAGTTTCTGATGTTTGTTCTACTGTATCACCAAGCATATTAACTTGGTCTTTAGCACTTGACATTGCAAATACTGCACTTTCTTCCAAGTCCTCAAATTTAGTACCAAATAAAGCAACCCCTATTTCATTTCTTTTAACAGGATCTTCTATTGCCATTATTGCTTTTGTTACTTCTGCAAATGCTTCTTGTGCCTTATCTCCACCTTGTGCAAACTTATTATTTACTTCTTCAACATTTAATCCTAATGTTGTATAAGCATCATTTGTACTTGTACTATTATCTTTTGTTCTAATACCAAATTCTTTCATGGCATCATTTAAATAATCAATTTGATATGCTCCATCTTCTGCACCAGCAATCATCATATTAAAGAAATCTTCTGCAGTAAATCCTAATTTTGCATAGTATGTTGAATATTCGGCAATTTGGTCTGTTAAGTCTTGATTTTGATTTAATCCTTTTTGAGCACCTTGATTTATTAATTCATAGGCCTGTTCCGCTGTTATTCCAAACTGATCTATTAAAGCATTTACACCACGAACATTTTCTTGAAAGTCCATACCATATGCATCTTCTAGCATATAAGACTTTTCAACTACTTTTTGTAATTCTTCATCAGGTAAATCACCTAAAATATTAGAAACAATTCTCATTTTATCGGCTACATCTTGTATACTTTCACCATAATTATTTTGATAAATTGTTTCCATTAAATCTTTGTATTTATGTATAAAATATTTTTCTTCCTTTTCTCGTGCCTCTTTGATTACAAAAATGCTTTTCTCTCGGGAAAAGAATTTTTGATGAACCTTCAGTATATTATGATTGATATCTAAGGGTTGTCCCACCGCTGAGAGAAACCACCCCAATATTTCTGCATCTCCAAAGTATTGTTTACAGGTCTCGCAAGCATTCTTCCATGTACCTTCATTAATAAAGATGTCTCTTCCTTTTTGTGTCAATTCCTTCATTTGTATTGCCCCATACACATAAATGTAATCTTCTTCTTTCTCCTGTACGATTTCTCCCACCAGAAAAGCCCCCACCGGTGACTGCTCCGTTTTCTCACATAGTTGGTTGAAAAAAGTGTCTACATA